CGCTCCGGTGAAGGGGTTCATATCTACATCGCCTTGTTGATGTTGAGCTTGTAAAATAGGCAATTTCAGCCGCTCGTATGCTTCGGTGATGTTGTACCCGTCAGCCGTGAACGGCCAGTCGTCGTGGCGGAACACCTGCGTCTTGTATTCAAGCGCATCTACTCCGTTGAGGCGAGCTTGTTGGCTTGGCCAGCCGCCGAGGAACACCTCGCCGACTTTGTTGAGCCAGTCGATGTTGAGCCGCGTGACCTTCCAGTAGGTCAGGTCTACCCCGTAGGCGGTAGGGATTGTTTTGTTGAGTGCCATGTTATGCAGCAATAATTCCTTTTGTTTTCAAGTCAACGATGAGCGTGCCGAGGATATCCGCGAGTTCCTCCACGGTCGTAGCGTTTGCGTCACAGGTGCGGTCTGTAGTCAAGTTCGTGAAGGTCGTGTAGCCCGTCTGCGCTACTCCTACGCTTCCTCCGGCAAATGCAAATCCACCGTCGTCGCGTACGGTGAAGCGCGCGGTTCCCGCGCTGTTCTCGACAAGCAGCGTGTTATTCGTGCTCGTCCCTTGTCCTCGTACGGTGAGCGAAGTAGTGGAGGTAGGCGCGCTGTTGAGGATGCCAATGGCTCCACTGCCCAGCATCGTGAATCTTTGATTGGAGAAATTGCGAAATCTAAGTACCGTTTCCGTCGCCGCCATATCTTGGTAGCCCGACCCAGCACCATTGTTTTTCATCGCTTGGAAAGTAATCGCTGCCACAGTCGGAGCGGTGCTTCCCGGAATGCCATAAAAAACGAAAGGAATTGCAGACGCAGTTGTGGTAGTAATGCCAGCGACGGACATTCCGCCAGTCAAATAATCGCCTACTTGCACCGATGCGCACCGATTTCCACTCATAATGGGTGTGAATGGATTTGATACGCTGGTGTGAAGCAAATCCAACCCGCCGCGGTTGTAGTCGTTTTTCACTCCAACCAGTCCCAACGTCAAACGTGAGGCACCCATACCTGTACTCGACTCAGTGATAGTCATAGTGCCCTCATCGAGGATAACCGCACGAGCTACTCCGCTGCTATTTTCGGTTCGAAAAGTTACACCGGTAGCATCGCCTGCTCCACGGCTCGTTACAGTTCCCGTAGGGGTGGTGTTACCCCCGACCGATAGCCGGTTGTTCGTAGCGTCGTAGTAGAGGGCCGCTTCGGCTCCAAATGCCCCGGCATTGTTGTACTGTATTTGCCCGGTAGATCCGGCCGGGGTTCCGCCGCCGCTGGCGGCTATAGTTATAGAGTCTGTGGTGGCGTTTGTTGTCAGGGTGATATTGCTACCTGCAACAAGTGTGAGCGTGTCCGTAGTGCTGTCGGCAACCACATTCGATTGACCAGCAACTGCGATTGTGGTGAACGTATTTGAAGCGGATGCCGTAGCCCATGACAGGGTGCCGGTTCCGTCCGTCGAAAGCACCTGGCCGCTGGTGCCGTCAGCCGTCGGCAGGGTGTAGGTAGTATTTGCAGCCAGCGATGCCGGTGACTGAATGCCGACGTAGTTTGTGCCGTTGGCCGTGGCCTCACCGAGGCGCAGCACCGCGCCCGTAGATGATGTGCCGTTGGCCACACTTATGCCGTCTTCGTCCACACTAAACATGACGTTGCCGTCGCCGTCCTTTACACGAAACGCCTGGCTGCTTTCGTTATCGTCGTAGTCCAGCACCACGTCGCAGTTGCCGTTGGTGCGGATTTCAAGGTCCGCCGGATCCGTGGGCAGCGTGTTGTTTGGCCCGATGGTGCTGGTGCCGCCGCCTGTGAAATATAGGTTGCCTAACGTGGCAGAATTAGCTGTAATGTCACCGGATGAAACAACATTGCCTATGGTCAAGCTACTGCCGGTTAGGGTGCCAAGCGCAAACACATTGCCAATCGTGCTGACAGATGACACCGCCAAATTTGTCGCCACCCCAAAGGTCACCGTGTCGGTGGTGGCGTCTGTTGTTATAGTCAAATTCGTGTCCGCAGCAGCAAAGTTCAAGGTGTCTGTTTTGCCGTCTGCCGCCACCGTGGTCTGTCCGGTCACCGCCACATTGCTGAAGGCATTTTGATTGACTTCTGCGCCCGTCGCGATGCCGTCTAATTTGGTGCCATCTGTTGAAACGTCGCGGCCGTCGACGGTCCCGCTCACAATGATGTTGCCGCCCACCTTCGCATTGCCAACCACATGCAGCCGTTCCTCCGGCGCTTCGGTTCCCAACCCGAACAGGCCCGCTTTGGTTTTGTCGGCAGTTGCAAATGCCACATTGATGGATAGCGGTGTAGGCGTAGTGTCATCTTGCAGGTCGATGCGAAATTCACCCGGGCTGGCTTCCGAAATAGCCATCAAGCTGTTGCCGCTGGCTGACTTGAGCTGTGCCGTAGTTTGGTCCAGCTCTAATGCGGTGCCGTCGGTTTTGTTGCTTTCGTAGGTTATCAGGGTTTTGGCGTAGTCAACGCCTTTGGGTTGGAACGTATCATATATCAGCTCCAACTTCGTGCTGATGCCGGTGACGGTGCCGCTAATAGTTCCGACGGTTGCATCGGTCACGGTGTCCGCCACCTGCAGCGCCTCGATTTGTGCGGCCGGCAAGCCACCCGGCCCCCACGGTGGGGCTGTTGGGTCGCCAAACAATTCCACATCCGGCACCGACATGTTGGTCAGCTCGCGATCGAGCTTCCACACGGCGATGTCGTACGTGTTCATGTAGGCGCTGAAGGTGAAATGGAAGATGCCGTAGTACTGCGCATCATCCACGAACAGGTGGTGCATACGGATGCCAGGCACCGTGGTGGCCGGCCGTTCATGCAACATGCCGAACTGCGTTGGCACCGTTCGGTTTTGGCCCGACAGCATTTCGTAGCAATGCAGCCGATGGATGGTGCGTGTGGTGGCGTCGTCGTCGGTGTACCACGTTTCGGTAGGCACCCATGCCGGGGTGCCGTTCAACGCTTTCAAAGGAAAGTTTTGGTTATCAGCGATGCGGTCACCTATGCGTGTTTCCGGCAGTTCCAAGACGGCACGGCCGTTGTCGTCGTCGTTGATTGCTCTGTACAGCGCTTCCTGTCCGTCAATTTCAAAGGTGTCGCCGCTGATTAGTTTTACCGACAGCACCTGCTGCCGTTGCCAGTTGTTGCTGCCGGATGTGAATTGGCTGTCGTACGACGTAGACGTGCTGCCATCGGACAGCACCGCGACCATGTCGAACGCCACCGTGCTGGTGCTGTTGGAAAGGTCGGCTGCGAATGACGGTCCCGTGATTCCAAATTCTCCCTCCCAAAATCCGCTCTGCTTCATCACCAACGGAGGTGTGATGAACTCAACTACGTTTGCACTATTGGTGGACCACGACGGTGCGTTGTAGCTGTAGTTCACCACCGCTGCGGTGGATTCGCCTGGCACCGGGTAGTTCGTCAACGTGCCGCTGTTGATAGTCGCGGTGCGGTTCAGATAGTATTGGCCCATCTTCCACGTCATAGTGATTTTATGACGCACGCACCTGTTGTTTCCGGTCAGGCCGCTGTTGCCAGCCCAACCCAAACGCACGCGAAAAGACAACGACGCAACGTCGCCCTGCTGAAATGACGTATCTGCGAACGTCGACAGCGTGTCCGTGGCTCCGGTCAGCAGGTCGTTCGCGTTGTAGAAATTTATGAACCCGTAGTAGATGACGCCGGTGAAATTGTATTTGCGGTTCACCTCCGACAACGGGTTCAGGTAGCCATGCGTCCAGCCACGTTCTTTCACGTAGTTCGCGCCAGGACTAAACGTGGTGCGTGCGACGGTGCTGGTGGCACCTACGGTCGTGCTGCTGATGGGTGTGAGCTTCGCGTTGGCCACGTCCGCTTCGCATGCGAAGATGCTCTGCGTCATAAACGCACCGTTAACCTGAAAGATGCGCAGGCCCATCAGCGACATAATTTCCGCCAGCACTTCGTAGGTCGACGGGTATGACGTTTGCCCGTTGTCGCTGACAGTTGCCAGCATGTGGTGTTCAATGGCGATGGCGGTGGCCGCCGTCACCACTGGCGTTGCCTGCTGCGATGACCGAAAGAAATCTTCGAAGGTGGTGCGCGTGCCGCTGTTCAGCGAAATCCACCGAACCTTGTTGATGCAGTTCACCAGGTGCGAACCCAAAGACGACAGGCCGGTGTATGGCACCGTGTCGCTCACTTTGTACGGGATGGCGTCCAACGCCTTCAAATCGTCCGATGCCGTTAGCCGTACCTGCTGCGGATAGTATTCGTCCGCCACCTCCACCTGGTCGGCGAACAGCACGCCGCGCCAATAGGGTTGGTAGGTGGTGTCCAAGTATTCCACCTCAATCAAGTACCTGCCTTCCTTCGCTGTCTTCAGGTTATCTATCAGCTCTTCCTGCGCCGCACCTTCGATGATGTAGGTGAACTGCAGCTGCGATGGGATGATGTATTGCACCCGGTCGTCATCGGCGCCGTCGTATGCCAGCTCAAAGATGTCGCCGCCTACCTTGAAGGGCATGACGGTGGCACCTCCGTAGGCGCTGTCATAGATGCGGATGCGCCATTGGATGCCAACCAGCGATGTGGCTTCGGCCTCAAATCGTAGTGCCATTTATCGGATGCGTTTACGGTCGCGCGAGGTGCGCTCGTTTTACAACATGATGTCGCGGCCGGAGATGCGGCCGGTCACCGTTACGTTTGATGGTTGGTTCGCGCCGGCCATGTCAAGGAATTCGCCCATGCGTTCGAACGGTATCACCGCCTCTTTGCCGGATGGGTTGTCGCCAATCATCGCCAGCATCGGCCCGGTCGTGAGGCCGCCGGTGGCCAACCCGGTAATGCCACGGAACACCTCGCGCATCAAGCCGATGCCCGCCGTGATTAGCACAGGCAGCAGAATTGCAGCACCTGGCCCGGCTGCCAACGACGTTTGCGATGCAGCTTGAATGGCAAATGCGGTGGCCGCTTGAAATGCAGCATCCACGGCGGCCGATGCAAAGTTGCGCATAGCATCCTGCGCGCCATCTGCACCCATCATTAGCATTCCGAACGCCCGGCCGAATTGGTCGCCTAATGTTACAGCGGTTGCAGACATGCTTTCGATGATGCTGTTGAGTTCTGCTGCGTGTGCCGCTGCATCGCCGGCCGCCCATGAAACTTCAGAAAATCCGTCTGCGACATTTGGCGATGGTGCCATCAGGCCGCGCGGCGCATCCAATGCCGGGTTTGGAATTTGCGACGGTCTACGCGGCGTCAGCGCTCCGGCACCCGGTCCCTGTGCCAGCTGCGCGCTGCGTGCGTTGTCGCCTGCCAGCTTTGCCTGTATCGCTGCATCACGGTATGCATCGGCCAATGATTCAACATACGCCGCCTGATCACCCGTCACCTGCAACGTAGCCTGTGCTAAAAACAGCTGTTCCGCCAGCACATCGTTGTAGGTTTTTTCAACGGTCGTGGCTGTTGTCTTTGCTTCCGTGTGGGTGGTAGTGACCTCGGTGCCTTCCTGCAGCAGTTTGTTTTGGCGTTCCTGCTCCCGATTTTGGCGGGCCGCTTCAGCGTACTGCGCAGCCAATTCCACACGCTGTTTCTCAAGCTCCGTAATTAGCGCCGCCGTGTTGTTGAGCTGACGGATGGTGTTGTTTGAAACCCGCGCTCCCTGCGCATCCTGTATTTGGCGTAGCTCTGCGTAGATGCGTTTCTGTTCTTCCAAATCGGCGTTGACTTTCTTCGCCTGTTTGGAAATAGATTCCATCGCAACTTTGCCCGTCTGTTCCGCGATGCTTTCATCAAAATCCTCCTTTGCCTTTCTTGCTTTGTCCGCTGCGGTTTTGAACGTCAGGATGGCGGTGACCAGCACGGCGATGGCGGCCGCTGCTGCCACGTATGGGTTGCGCAGGATAGATAAATTCAATGCGTTTTGCGCGGTGGTGGCTGCGCCTGTGGCTGCCGTTTCCAACGCCTTCGCCGCCGCCGCCGCCGCAATCGCACCACGGATGGTGGTGTATGCACCGACCAGCTGGCCCACAACAATCAACGTCGGACCTAACACAGCAAGCAGGCCGGCAGCTACCACGGCCAAACGCTTTGTGCCGTCGCTCCATCCTTTGATGCTGTCCGATGCGCGCTGCACGAACTGCACCAATGGTATCAATGCTTCGCTAATTATTTTGCCAAAATCTTCGGACAGGTTGCCGATTTCGTTGGCCAGCTGTGTGTAGGGATCCGTCTTCGCCGCTGCTTCCGCCGCGCCACCGAACTGCGTTTCGAGTTCCTTCAGGATGACGGTTTGTGCGCCGGCGATGTCGCCCGATTCCTGCAGCGCTTCGATTTGCGCTTTCTGTTCGGCCGTGAATTGCACCCCGGCCCGGCCCAACGCTTTGACGCCTTTGATGGGATCGTTCAACGCTTTGCCCACTTGAATGGATGCCGACGTCAGGTCGGTACCCAAACGTGTGGACATGTTCAAGATTGCCACCTGCGCCTGGTCAAATTCTTTGCCGGTCACCCGTGTAAACGTCAGCAGGTTGGCCGTGACTTCCTTTAGGATTTGGTCGTCATCGTACAGCGAAATACGCTGCAGGCCGGCGGCCATTTCCTCGAGTTGGCTCACCGAACGGCCGGCTGCACCGCCGGTAGATTTCACCGCCGCTTCCACCTGCGCCAGCGCCTTGGCGCTGTCCACGAAATTTTTGGTGGCCAATGCGCCGAATGCAGCGATGGGTGCCGTCAATCCGATGGACAGATTTTTGCCTACGTCGGTCAGCGCATCGGATGTGGCCCGCAGCTTCCGGCCTACTTCGCCTAACGCTTTGTCCAGCTGTTTGGTGTCCGCACCAAATATGATATTTAAGGCCGCGTTACTCTTTGCCATTACTGTTCAATTTGGCGGCCATCGCCGCAAACAGGTTTTCATGTTTCGGCGTGATGGGCTTCGCGGGCTGCGCGCGTTTCTTCGCGGTGGCATACGGGTTGAAATCAGACCATTCGTATGCCTTCGAATTCTTTTGCCTATGCAAGTTGGCCCACATCGCCATCATGGCTGACGTGTGCATCCATTGCAGTTCGTCTTGGAATTCGTAGCTGCGTAGCATCACCATAACTTCGCCGAAGGTACTACGCCAAAATGTGTCGGGTTCGCGGCCGCGCAACAGCCATGCCACGTACAGGTTTCGGATGGTCAGCGGTTCGTCGCTGCCATCACCGTCGCTCATTTTTTTTTATCGTCCAGCTGCAACGAATGCAAGACGCGTTCGGAAATGGCCTGCCATTCGATGCTGCCAAACAGCGCAGCGAATTTGTCATAAGACATCGGCAGTTCTTTGTCGGCCAAAACACAGGCCGTGCGCACGCCACACCAAACTAATTTGGGCAGCGCGCGCAAGGCTTTGTGTTCCATCAGGTTCTGTAGGTCAGCCAGCTGCGCGGATTCTTCCTCTAAAAACAGGTTTAAAGCATAGAGATTTAGAACCACATCTACCGACAGGGTGTCTGTCAATTCGACTTGGAATTCACCACGCAGCTGATTGCCCATTACGGATTCAAATTAAAGGTTGCTTTCGACGTGTCAAGCACCGCTTTGTAGATGGTGCCATCGCCTTCGAAGTTAACGCTGAAGGATGCAACTTCGTTCAAGCCAGCCGTTTCTTCGTAGCTGGTGATGTATCCTTTGCCCCAATACATCAGGTCACCGTCGAGGCCGGTAGTCCATGCGATTTTCACTTTCGTCTTCGCCTTCCACAGGGTGAACAGGTCGGCCGCCGAACGGACAGACGATGACAGGCCGTATTCGACCAAACCGTCGCAGGACATCGTCCAGCTCAAAGAGCTGGTCAGGATTTCGCGTTCCCCATCGTTGTCCTTCGTGGTAGCGTCAATCACTTCCATGCTGCCGCTGAAGGTGCCGGAGGTGGCGCAGGCCACGATTTCCCACGTGTCGTTTTCCGAGGTGTTGTCACCGTAGGTTCCGCCGCTGAACGTGCCGCTGTTTGCGGATTCGTTCGAAATGAAGATGCCGATCGCGTTGGACCGGATTTTACCAGTTGTAGGCATGTCTATAGATTTTCAAAAGGTTTCAGTTGGTGAAGTTCGGGAAAATCGCCGACCACCTTTGTGGGTGGAAAATGGTCGGGTTTCCGCGCAAATCCTGCGAAGCTGTTGATGTTCACTTCGGATTTCAAATCCACAATCAACGGCGTTTCGGTGCGCAGCAGGTAGGTCAATTCGTCCGTACACCGGCTGATGTTCGTGCGGAATGACGCATCCATCCCGGACATCAGTTCGTAATCGTAGCACCGGTTTAGATGTTTCTGCGAATGTTCGAGCAGGTAGCGTTTGGTGCATCGGCCTACGTTCGATTGACCACGGCCGGCAAACAGGTTCGCTTCGCCTGTCTTCGCGTTCACGATATAGAACTGATTATGCGCCACCCATGCGCGGCCGGCCTTCAGCTCCTTTGCCATCAGGTCGGCCCAATCGTTGCGCAGGATGTTGTCGCTGCAGTATTCCATGAAATAGTCAAATTGCATGTGGCGCAGCATGTGGCGTGCGCCCATTTCGAATTTGCGGCCTACCGGATGGTTGCTGCATTCGAAGTGGTGGTAATCGCGTTTCTTGCATACGGCCGCCAGGCCGGGATCGTCGCCGATGACGCACACCTGCGTTTCGATGCCGTGGCGCAGCAGCTGGCCGCGCACCCGGTCCAACGCATCCATGGCGATGTTCCGAATTTTGATGCGCTTCCACACCGGGAAATGGATGGCAACTTTCATTTGGATTTCCGTTGTGTGATGTACCATTGGCCACCGATGCAATGCACGGTGATGCCGTCGTATGGACGATCCATAGTTGCCGATGCGCTGCCGTCGATGGTGACGCCAGCATCGGATGCGTTTGGCAGTACGATGACGGTGCGTTGATTCGACAGGTTGCTGCCTGTCTTCACGCGGATTTCACGGCCGCTGTTGGTGGCTACTGCCGGCAGGTACAAATTTGCCGTATGGCTGCCGGATGCCGTGTTGTAATTGACAAACAGCAGGTGATCATCAGCAGCCACGGAAAGGTTTTCGCCACCTGCTAAATTCACCACCCGTGGTTCACTCACCACCGCGCCGTATATGTTTAGGTTCCGCGTTGCTGCCCACGTGCTGCTATTAAATTCAAGCCGGCTGTAGATGAGCGGTGCCGTAGCATCCACGTCAGTCACATCGTCCAAATACAGCGCACCCAAATCGGCCAGCGCCTGTGGCACGGTGACGTTGTCGCGCGACAGCTTCACATCAAATATCATAGACTGCGTGAACAGGTCGGTGGCCTCAAACACGTCGGTGGCCTGATTGACGAAACGAATTTCCGCGATGTTGTTTCCCGAATAGCCATCGAGCGCCGCGCGCACCAGCACGGCCAATGCGTTTGCGTCTTTGGGTTTGTCTTCGATGACGGTCACTTCCACCGTGTGGGTATCCATGTTGCTGGTCGTGTCGTGCGTGTCGGCCGGGTTCGTTCCGGTGAGCTGCACGACGATGGCAGGAATGGTCGCGCCTTCCAACCTTGACAGCGGATATATCCGGTTTGCGGTGGTGATGGCGGTGACGTTGGCGTCCGCCTTCAGAATATCTATGACCAGGTTGATCATGCCAATCCGTGTTTGCGTTTGTATCTGTCGATGATGGGTTGAAACAACGAATCGAACTTCTGCACCGCAGCGTTTGATTTGCGTTCAATGGTTTGGCCATAGATGTCGTGACCACCGAAACCCGGATGCCGTATGCCTGCAATGCGGTGCAGGTAACCTGTCTTTGAGTTTTTTACAATGAACCCGCCTTTGCCGGTCAAGCGGCGGCCATCCTGCTTTCCAAATTTCAATGGCCGTGGACGTTTGGTTCCGACTGTCTTTCCGAGTCCGCCGATGCGCAATCCGGATTTGCTGCCCTGCTGCAACAGGTGGTTGTACTTGTTTGGATTTGCAATGGTCGGTGCCGGACTGGTCATGTGTTCCGACCGTTTCACAACGCTGAATTTTCGGTTGGCCGTACGCACTACAGCGTAGGGGCCATATTCTTTTATGCGGCCGCGCACCACCTGCTGCGCCTTTGACCAGCTCCCGGTTTTGCTGTATTGATTCCCAATGTTTACGGCCTCTTTCTTTAGTTCCTGCGCCGCTTTGACAAATGCATCCTGCACAGGTTTGCGCCGTAATTCTTCGGGCAAATCCTTCAGGGCGCTTTCTAACTGCGCAAAGGTTCGTTGGTCAATTTGAAACCTAATCATCAGTTGCGCAGCTCTGTGTACAGGATTTGACCTTCACGCCGGCCCAATTCTTCCACACCTATGATGTAGTAAAACAGGCCGCCGTATGAAATCCGCATCGTGGCATTCACACCCGACAGGTAGCGAATGGTGAATTGCGTGCGATTGATGGCCGTTTGCCGGTTGGCTTCCACCGTTTCGCCTGCGCCTTTGTCCAGCTTCGTGGCCCACACCGTGGCAAACGTCGTCCATGCTATGGTGTCGTAGTTCCAATCATCCTTCGTGGCGGTGGGCGATTCAATCACCACACGCCGATCCAAACGGCCCGGCCTCATGCGTACACCCGGTATGGTGCCAGCAGCGCATGCACAGCCAACGGCATTTCGGTGGCGATGGTTCCTGTGATGACGGCCTGGCGGTTATCGTAGAAATGGGCGGCCAGCATCCGCATAGCCTGCAGGATAGGACCAGGCACCGTGCTGTGGCCGGCGGTGGTGGCGATGATTACCTGGCCGTAGCGTTCGAGGAACACGGCCGGCGGTGCATCGAATGCGATGCGCTGTGGTGAGCTGACCAGGTCGGCATACCACCGTGCGGTGGACAGCGTCTGCAGCACGTTGTCTACATCGTAATAAGTTACGCTGCTAATGGCTGTGACCGGGCCTGCTATGAAACTGCTGTCCTCGAAGCTGTCGAGGTAGTACGTCACGGTTCCGGAACCCAACAGCCGGCCGGTGTATTCTTCGCACGCCTGGCGCGCGGCCGTCAGCAGATGGCCCAACACGGTGTCGTCGTCGTTGGTGTCAATCCGCAGGTAGTTTTTCAGGTTGGTCAGCGAAATGAAATTCGTGTCCGTGGGTTCCGCCGCCCGTGTGTAACGCATTGCCATAGCCCAAAAATAGGAAACCCGGACCGTAGGGGTCCGGGCTTCCATTTGAGTCCTTAAAATCACGCACCAACCGTGAAGCGAACGTCGCCCGTGTGGGCGAAATCCGCATCGGCGTACATGTTCAAGATGAGGCGGGTGATGCCCGTAGCTGCCAGGGTGTACGGGTCGATGACCAAATCGGCCGCGCCGCCACCCCAATATGCCACGTAGCAATTCTCCATGTTCGCAATCACAATCGGAACCAAATCCGCTTCGTTGCCGATGGCGGTGGCTGCCGTCGTGTTGGCGTACACCTCGCTGTAGATGTCGTACGATGCGTCGGTAATGAGGCCGGCTGCAGCCAACGACGTGCCGAACGCCTGATACCCAAAGATGGCGTTGTCCTGCATGATCGGAATTGCACCGCCGCTGACGGTCGGGGTGTAGCGTGCCGTAGCCAACAGGCCGTGCGACGTGATGAACGCCGTGCTGTTGGTGAGTGCGTTCGCGTTGCCCAATGCACCGATGAGGCCCGATGCCACGGCAGACGTCAAGCCAGCCACGGTTGCTGCTGCGGTTTCGTTCCGCTTTACGAACGTAGATGCAGCAGCAGCGATAACCTTCACGAGGAACATTTCGTCAATCTGCGCAGCCGATGCCCGTGCGAACTGACGCTGAACGGTGGCATCGATGCTTTGGTTCATCGCAGCCAGCAATTCGTTCGTGATGTCAATGCGCGAGGCCACACGCTGCGGCGAAAGCTGGCGTGCAGCGATTGCTGCTGCGCCGGTTGCCGATGCCGTTTCGTTGATGATGTCGGTGCCATCATTCAACGACGGCAGGTTGATATTGCCTGCCAAGCCGCGCAACACGTTTGCGCCGGCCTGTTCGAGAATCGGGGTGGGGACCAACGCTTCCAACACGTTGACGTTTGATTGACCAGGCACGTTCGTGCCGCCGATGGTCGACGTGTTCCGCAGGATGAAGCCCGGGATTTGCGCCAACCCGCGCACACCTACGCCGGCGTTCTTCAGGTCCGATGCAGCTTCCTGCGACATCTCTGCTTCCAACCCGGTGAGGCGGCCGGTCATCGCTTCGCGCACCAATTTGCTGATGCTGTAGCGCTGTTGGATTTTGGATTGCTCCATCACCTCCGGCTGCGGCGTTGCTGCGCTGTATGCTGCGCGCATCACCTGTGCTTCCAATTTCTCGGCACGTTCGATTTTGGTGTCAAGCTCTGCCACCTCTGCGTTGATAGCATCGACGGTGGTTTCTTCAGCATCGGACAGGCCGCGCTGCATCAAATCAGCTGATTCGGCCAACGCCTTCAGCTGTGCAATTTTAGACGCACGCAGCGCCTTGAGATCATTGAGTTTCATATCAGCAAATGGTTTGTTGCGTTCAAAGGTATTTAACTTCAAAGAATCGGTTTCTGCTGGTTCCTGTGCCGGCGTTTCTTCCATGTGTGGTTCCTCCGGCATTTCGGTAACCGTCACCTGCACCGTCACCTGCACCTGCTCCGCGCGTTCCTCGTCAAGCATGCCGGCCGCCATAGCGCGCGCCTGCACGGTGGTGGTGGGTGATGCAGGATATGTCACCGGGCTGACGTCGTACAGCCGGCCCACCCGTTTAATGGTGCGCAGCTTCCGGTCGGATGACCATTCGTCCTCGTCGATGGTGAAGGCAAACGATGATTGCGTGATGTCGCCGCGTTGGATGAGTTTGTACAGGTCGCGGCCTTCCTGCGTGTCGGCCAGCTGCGCACGGTATGACAGGCCACGGCCGTCGGTAGAAAGCTCCAACGTGCCGTTTGTCGTGCGTGCCAACGGCATGCCTTCGTGATTGATGAGCAGCCGTACGTCGTCGTTCAGCCGGCCGTCAAATGCACCTGGTGCCACACGTTCGGTGAAGTATCCCAAATCGTATTCGTCGTCATACACCGATGCATAGCCCGTGATGGTCATGTCGCCTTCGGCGCGCACTTCGATGTTGCGCAGTTCCACATCGGGACCGTACATGTTGCGTGCGATGTGGTCGTGATTTTGTGCGTTGTCTTCCATTGGGTTCGTTTTATGAAACACTACGGCG